TCCGTCTGTCAGTGCCAATAAGTCTAATAATTCATTAACTTGATTTACTAAATCTCCAAAAGGGCCAGCTATTCCGGCAATTCCATTTTTCCAACCTTCAAAATAAGCATTCCATAATCCTATCATCCATGCAACGGCTTCACCTATCTTTGTAACTATAGGCATAAACGCAACTTGTAAAAACATTATAACCGCTGTAATTTTAAACAAGACTATATTAAAAACGTCTGATATTCCGCCCGCCGTGTCTCCGAAAATCTGCTTCATTTTATTTGCTATCGGTTCTATCATTGCTTTGAACATTGATATAAAACCTTTTACAACCTGAGTAACGGCACGAAATATATTTACAAGCACGCCACCCCATCTAACAAACATGGCTCTGTGGTCACGGACCCAGTCCAACATTTTCTGGAGCATTGGAGCAAGTTCTTTTCGCAAGGGCCACAACAAATTACGCTGAATTATATCACTTGATATCGACATAGCTCTACCGACTTCCGGAAGACCGTTCTTTATGAAGTTAAAGGCTCTTTGAAAAGCTCCCATGAAAACCTGTGCCATCAACATACCTTTAGCTACCATAAAGGATGACATCCCTTCTGTATTCTTATTAACCTTTTCTCCGGTCTCTTTCGTCTTGGATTCAAAGGCATTCATGTGATCCGTGATCTTATTAATACCGCTTATGAAACTGGCGGGATCAAACGTCAATTCTACATCATCCATTAATTTGTCCTTGGTTCATCTTATCTGCTATTGGTTTCGTTATCTTAACTATCAATTCATAGTCATTAAAGTCCATGTCTCGGAGCTCCGAGTAACTGAAACCGCCGTTGGTTATTTGAGTAATTACATAGGCTTCATTAAGAAACATTTCCATATTGAAGTCTAAATTTTCGATGCTATTAAAAATCCACCCCACGCCATCGACTTCTCCTACTACACGAATGGGGCTTCTAAATCGAAAAAATTTGAGGTATTCACTATGGATCGCCATTGTTTGCCACACTCTGGACAAATACGAAGTTTACGCTTGTCCATTCCATACTCATTAACCTTTCGGGATATCTCCACAATATCTGTGTCCGGATCAGTACGATCGAACACTAGCATACCATAGTTTCCTCTCCACTTATTATCAATGGTCTCTCCGTTTACTTCAACAAGGGAGTCTACATATATCCCGAACTGCGATCGTAGCTCGTCGCTCTTATCCGCCCTCCGAGTACCGGATATAGCATCTGCAAGGGTTGGGTGCCTCATAACAAAAGATTCTACGGACAACAGAACTTTTCCATCCGTTGTCTTTATCTCGACAGGTGTCGAGAAAGTGTGTTGAATGTTAGACAACCCTTCAGCGAAAGACACTTTGAAATCTCTTATGAAATCTCTAGTGTCAGATAGTATCTCCCCCGTAGATGAATCTCTCTTAGCTTCACAGATTATTCTTGTCTTACAGCGAGGACAGAAGTAGATTCCCTCTACTCCATCTTCCGGATGTCTGAGTAGCATTATTTGTGTGAAAGCATACTCCGCGGAACGGTAAGACATATTTCGCACTAAAGATTTTATCCTATCTCTGTCTGTAATAGCTTCACCGTTCACGGGTTCAAGGCTTTCTATACAGTGTGCTACAAAGAAAGCTATCGCACCGTACATGTCCCCGGAGTCTGACATCTTCTTTGTGTCTGCGATACATCCGGTATTCGGCTTCCGTATATATATGTACTCACAGAACACTTCATTGTTCATGTATATTGGAATTGGTAATTGAATTCGCATAGTTCCATCCTACTGTGTCATGGTTTTGATCTTTTCTATATTATTCAGGTAAATCGTTCCTACTATTCATTTTTACCCTTTATCAGTGACTCTGTACGGGCTTTAAAATACCGTACCCGTATAAATACCCTGCCGTAAACCGTCCGTTATTATTACAGGGTATACCTTTTAAGACTGAACCGGAAAAATGTCCCAAGGAGCAAACTTTAATTTACACTGGGCATAAGTTGGACTTGCCGCATCGTAAGCTGGCTCCGTGAATCCGACACATCTACAAGAAGGCATTAAAGTTCTGCCAAACTCCACACCATCAGCGTCGCATCGCACCTTGCTAAGATCGTGTGACTCCTTATTGTAAAAGAAATTTTGAAAGTACTTCAAAGTCTTGCTTTCTCTTGCAAGCTTGTAAGTCATCTCCAGTGCCGGAATCTTACGTACACCGGAGTCTATCAATCTTGTTATCTCAAATTCCGGAACCTCTATTTGATTAACATCTATACTGATTTCTCCCATGTTAACCAATCCCGGAATCTCTTCTCCGTCCCAGTATGCCCGGACCTTTTCAGCCATGTCATAAGACTGTTGCATTTATCTTTCCTCCCTTACTTCAGCATGATTCCAACTCGGATTCTTATAGAACCTGCTGGAGCTGGATAAGTGTAATATACATCTATGTTTCTTTCACCCAACGAAACTTTGTCTGAAGGGTTATTTACGATATCCGCAATAACCTCAACATGATCTTCAAAACGTGTAGGTGATCCGTCAGCATTTATAGATATACCAAAAGTTTCACCCTTGGGTACAGATCCTGTAGAACCCTGATCCCACAGTCTTCGTAGGAAAGTTATCATAGCCATCTTGTCTTCCGTTATTCTGTTGAAAGCATTTGGCTGATTCTCAGACTTATTAAGACTGTCCACACCGGATACTTTGATAAGCTCTCTCATCATAAGACCGTTCGCAAACTTAAACTCTGTAGTAATGGAACCTGTAAACAGGTTTCGTATCACATACCCGTAGCCAGGAAGATACTCAATACAGTTGACCCCTGCTGTAGCAAGTGTGGTCCGGTCAGCATCAGATGTGAACTGCGTGCCAACTATGCCTACGATACCGAATATCGGAGTCTGCTTAACAGGTATGTAATGAATACCAAGAGTACCTATTGTTCTTATCCAAGCACCCATAACCCCACCGACACTCGGAATATTTCTTGCAGGAGCTATATCACTTGTTGCAAACGGATCAGTAATCTGAACCCAGTGAGCTACAAGTACGGATAGAACAGCATCTGAACGCTGAAAGCTCTGTCCAATTGTTTGAAGCTGTGACAACGATTGGTTACTTGTGCAATTAACAATCACCTTGGGATTATCCCATCGTGATTGACAGTAATTCTCTAAGCTCTTATGAACAGTGTCCAACACTGTTTCACAGTTAGCTAAGAAGCGAACAGGTAGTGAATTAAAAGCTGTTTCATTACCATATTTCCAATGTGCCAGAGTTGTTGGTGACGTTCCTGCCGCACCAGATGCCAAGTATGTAACTGTCGTAACATCCGCCGGATATTTCAGATTCAAATCGTGTGTATGTGTTTGAGAAGTAATGTCCATGAATCGGTGTTGACCGAATACATTATCGATATAGTAATCTGAAACCTCAGGTTCCAGTGTTACATATATCTTGCCAAGTTCGGTCTCAACTTCTTTTTCAATACCCGTTAAGGACTTTTCATACACCTGAACACGAATACCCCACACTTCGCAAACATCTCCGTCTACAAATGCGGAACTACCAAAAGCTATTCCGAAGTGAACCTTTCCGGTAGACTCATCTACAGAGGTTACTTTTTGCCATACGTACACTGGACCGGTGTGAGTGAATCTCAATAGATCACCCACCTTTATCCCTGCTACACTGTCAAGAACTACAAAAGTGTCCCCTGTACTTGGATTGCCATTGCAAGCTGTCGTAAATCTTGCGCCATTGGTTATCTTGTAACCTATACGATTTCCGTGAATACCGTATTCTACATTGCCCTTATATGCCGCTCCGAAGATCAATGTGGTTTCTGGTGTTGATGGGAATTGATCGGATATAGAAGCTGTTGCCTGAACAGCATCTATCACCGAACCCGTATTCCCCACGTGGGCTTTGACATACAACTTAGCATTAGTCCCTACCCCATTAGTCCCTACCACATTAGAAAAGAACAGCGCCACACTGTCATAACCGTACCAAGAAGAACTGGCGTTGATGCCAAAGATATCCTGGAACTCTTTCATGTTCTGCACAACGAAAGGCAAAGCATACGACCTTTCAAACTTACCTATCATCCCACCAACTAGGAAGTCCGAGGCTTCGACCACCAGACTCTTTTTAGATGGAAGATTTTCTCCCTGTACTCCGAGTTGCCTCATTATTGAGACCTCCTTAAAGTTCTTTTATATTAAAGTATCCAGACTGTTGTTTGAAGTCTGAATGATTAATTTCAGCTTGTGTTAAAGTCTCGGAACTGTACGGTTCAAAGAAAAACCATTTGCGTCCTATCTTTAATTCAAAGCTACGATTCTGATTAAAGGTTACATTGAAAAGTTTACCTTCATCCACCGTAACAGGTAGTTCATCCTCAGTTTCGTTATCCGTACTATGCCTTGCCATAATGAATCTCCTTTAATCTATATTGACAGTAAGATTATCATCTACTATCTTAGCAAGAGTTTGTCTTGCATATAAGCCTTCTATCATCTCTACAGAAAACATGAATTGGATTTTAGGAATTATATCGAAAGCTTCCGTGGGTTGGATTTCAGTTGGAATACCCTCCCACACCATACGATACTTTTTGTTATTGATCCAAAGTGTTTCCTTAGCTAGAAACTTTCTAGTGATCTCAGACATAATCGCAAGAATCTCGTCATGTCTAGCTTCACAATCTAACAAGAAGCGATACTTAAATATAGCTCCCTCTCTTCGAGACTGTATCGTATCGTCGTCTTTTCGAGTGTCCCACACATCTTCAAGGGCTGAACCTCTTCTCACCAACTCCGGTGTGATACCATTTATTGTTATAGAAGGCAACTTTATTTCAACTGTATCCTGTCCAAATTCAACCGGAATCTGTAGATACACGTTCGCACTTGAGTAATCGTGCTTAATGTACTTTCCATCGTACAAGGAATTAAAGGAAAAGTTTGTTTCGTCATTTCCAATAATTTGATGAACTTCAGAATTAGTGGAGTCTTTAATCTTAATTACGGCATATCGTTCAAGGAAATCCCGGATTCCCGTAATTGCTATGGACTTGGCACCTGTGGCTACTGTCGTAGTTCCCAGCTGAATTCCGTCAGGATATTTGGAAGTGATCTCCGCCCTTAGAGCAACCTGTATACCTATGAAAGCATCATAGGGATTCTGCTCCTTAACAGCAACCACAGAGGATAGCAACAAGTAGTCTTCGTCATTATGCAAAGCCGTGATTCGGATTCTTGTTAAACCTGTCATTCCAGTACAAGATAATACAACCATAGTCATAGGAGACTTCACAGGCATGTAGAACACCGTTCCGCTAAAGTCTATCTTGTAGGAATAGTCCGTGGACTTATTGAAGATGTATCCCGCCTTGTTTCTACTCCAAGCCCATAGAACTATCTCTTCGTATCCGGTCACGTCAACCGAAATAGTTTTCGTTATGTACTTGTTCAAGTTGCCCACGGGTACCTTGAATATGACGGAACCCGTTAACTTGT